TGTCTATAAACTCGTACCTGTTGGAAATATAACAAAGATTGCGATTGAATATCGTGAACTGTTTTACAATTCTCACCGTGAAAAGAAAATTCCAGATGTCATCCTTACTGCGCCTCTTCCCATTATTCAATCGTTCTGGAATGGATTCTATGCAGGAGATGGAGACAAAGATGTCCATGGATATACACGGTTTGACCAAAAAGGGAAGGAGATTGGTGCAGGTATGTATCTTCTGGCACGACGTCTTGGATATCATATTTCCATTAACGAACGGGCATCAAAAGAGCTTATCTTTCGCTATACCATGACAAAGAAAATACAGCGAAAATCAGCAGACGCCATTAAAAAATATCGCGAATTACCGCATCCTGGCGATATCTATGTGTATGATTTGGAAACAGAAAATCATCACTTTGGCGTGGGACCAGGTGCACTTATTGTGCATAATACGGATTCGCTCTTTGTCGAGTTTAATCCGCGAAACCCAGAAACGGGCGAGAGATTGGAGGGGCGCGAGGCACGCGTCGCTACCATTGAAATGACGGATGAAGCAGGTGCCTTTATTACAAAGACCCTTGCACCTCCACACGATTTTGAGTTTGACAAATGTTTCGACCCTCTTCTGATGTTTTCCAAGAAGCGTTATGCTGGAAACATGTATGAGAGCAATCCAGATGAATATGTTCACAAGTATATGGGCATTGCGTTAAAACGTCGTGATAATGCCCCTATTGTCAAAACCATCTTTGGCGGTGCCATGAAAATGCTACTGGACAAACGAGATGTAGTCGGTGCCTTTCGGTTCGTAAAGGAGAAATGTCTTGAATTGGTGGAAGGCAAAGTATCTCTGGGACAGCTTACTGTTACGAAATCATTACGAGCTGACTACGCTGACCCTAGTCGAATTGCTCACAAGGCACTTGCTGACCGAATTACAGAGAGAGACCCTGGTAATGCCCCTGCTGCAGGAGACCGAATTGGATATGTTTACATTAGTGCGAAAGCTGGACAACAGGCATCGAAGTTGCAAGGAGAACGAATTGAGACTCCGCTCTTTATCAAGGAACATGGGCTATTACCCGATTATCAGCATTATATTGAGCATCAATTACAGAATCCAATTTCGCAGGCGTTTGGTTTGCTATTGGAGCAAGTGCCAGGCTATACCAGGGAAATGATGAAAGGATGTCCTTCATTGGAAACAGACTTGGATCGATATCTGACGTTTCGTGAAGGAAAGGCGGCGGAACTCCTCTTTCATGATTGTTTGCAGCGATTTCATGTAACAAGTACACGAAGCGCGATACATCATATGTTTGGAGGAAATGTCATCATTACACCTTTAACAAGACCAGGAGTTACGACTCGTTCGACTGCAGTAATAACAGCGGCAGTAGCAGCAACAGCAACAGCAACAGTAACAGCAACAACAGTAACAGCAACAAAAAAAGTAACACAAACCACCATGAGTAGTTTCCTCTACGATTCCTTCCTTGTAGATAGTATGAAGAAAAAGGAAAGAGCAGCTGCCAAGAAAAAGAAAGAGGAGATAATAAGCGCAACACCATAAGCGCCATAGTAGCCCCATAAATAGAACAATATCCTATTTTTTATGAATTTGGATTTAAATGATAATAACAATAGTAGAATAGAATGGGTCATGCTCCCTCTACACCATCACTTTCTTTTCAATTTGTTCTGAACAAAGAAGAAGCCAATCGACTATTACAGCAAGCAGAACAACGTGATTTATATCTTGCCGAGTGCCGTGATAACAGAGCAAATTCAAAAGCACGACAATCATCTACCTATGCAGCCAATCATGTCTCCTTTGATGACGGACAACATTATCAACAATGGTTACAAGATGCAATTCCAGCGCTTCCCTTACGTTTACGGACGGATTTGGGCTCCATCCATATTATTCCATTGATGTATTCGGCAGATGGTGGAATGCCTCATACACGTCCCTACAATATGATTTGTGTCCCTCATCTCAAACATTTGGAATCAATGAGCACCTTGACTCATGAACTATGGCATGTCCATCAACGCAATTTTCAGTCCACTTGGAAGTCTATTTTTGCCGAGTTGGGTTGGAAAGAATGGGCAGGAAGACTTCCACCTTCTCTTGAGGAGAACCGCCGCTATAATCCAGATACGATTGATAGTCCATTATGGGTGTATCAGAATAAATGGGTTCCTCTTCCTATGTTTACAGATATTTCTAATCCAGTATTGGGACAGGTAGAAATATGGTTTTATCATGTCGAACAGAAATATCATGCAAAAAACATTCCTGCCTCCTTGGCAATGGAATTTCCCGATTTACCATCAAGCGCCTATGAACATCCACGAGAGCTCACTGCCTATTTATTAGCGGAACCTCAGAAATATCGTCATACAAAAGCATGGAAGATCATTACATCCTTGATGCCTGGCTGTGAATAATCGTATACTATACTAGGTTGTGTGTGATTCTATGTGTAATCAAAAATCATGTGATGCACAAGTGTCCTTGGAATCTGTTGGTATTTCGATAAAAGGATGCCTTCGTAAAAGCGATTGGTTATCTACTATTTCTCTTCCAAGTAGTCAATCCATTTTAAATCAAATGATTTATGTGGATTTACCATCTGTTACTATCACTTGTCTTAAAAATGTGTCACATGGTTCCTTTGGATACATTGATCTTGCTTTGTACAAAACGCCAACCGTTACGATGGAGGTTTATGTAAAGCGACCTATTATTCCAGGTAGAAGTCTACTTCAAGAAGCATGCATTCAAAAATTGGTAGGGGAACATATCGAAGCCATTGGATTTCCGACAGGTGCTCCACGTGTTCTTCATATTTTCCGTCTTCGTGACGAATCCATTTGTTTTGCTATGGAACCGATTCAACATGCCTGTACATTGCATCTATACTTAAAACAGGTACCTATCAACCAATTATCCAATGTATTAATTGATTGTCTTCTTCAACTCAGTGCGATGGTATGGCATCTTAATAATCGTGTAGGTATTAACCATCGTGATTTAAAACCTAGCAATTTCCTTATTGTAGAGCATGAACCGCGTCGCAAAGTTCTAACCATTGAACATGAAATCATTGAGATTTCTTCACGCTATTCCTTGACCCTCATTGATTTTGGATTTTCTTGTTTGGGATCGATTAAGACACATATTGCTGATATGTCTCTTAGTACCGTGTATCCTAAAAGTGATCCATGTCCAAAAGACGGACGTGATTTATATTTATTTTTGGCATTTCTCTATATTGATTATCACGCTGTGTTACCTCCTACGTTAAGGCATTTATTTGAATCATGGATCGAAGAACCAGGTGCGAAATTATGTCATTTTATGAGAAAAGATGGAGAAAATTCAAAACAATGGCTCTATTTTATGGCGGGAAATGAGAAGATTCACACCTTTCACTCGTATCCAGTACGTATTCTCAGCGATTTACAATCTTTTATTTAAGGACTCCAATAATCAATACTATAATACATTTTACATGTATCATCAAATGCTGTCAAATGTTGACCATTTCCCTCTTCTCCACCATAATAAGAATGATAGGGCATATGAACTTCGATGGCATTTCCAAAATAGGCTGCCAAATAGCACATGGTCGATGCACTGGTAATTAATTTTGGCGATTTCATCAAAAAATCAAAATCATCTCCTAGTAATCCATTGATCCAAATCGGGTTCAGTGACTCAAATTGTTCATAGTATTTCTTTTCCCAGTCTATAGTGGGAACATTTCGTACAATATATAGTTTCTCATGAGGAATGGATGCAATGATTTGTTTGATTCCCTCTGGATCAAAGATTTGTGATTTCTTTTGATCCTGATCCCAAAAATCTCCACAGCGAAGATGAAGCGTCAGATCATTATTGGTTGGGATAATCGTGTGATTTGATTTGTACTTCACAATGTTTCCAATCTTAATACGATTGCTAATGTTATTCATATTCTCTTCTTTGAAGAGACTCTTGATGAAATCTCGTTCAAACGTCAAAATCTCCGATCGCTGGAAAAATCCCATCAGCAAAATGTCCTTGGATGTGTCGATTTCAAGAGGGCGACCCGCTATATACGCCAACATGATTTTCTTATACGCCGCATCATCAATGACCGTATTAAATTCCAAATTGATAAAGAATGTAGGTTTTACATCATCATATCCATAAATCTTTTTGATGATTTCTCCTGCCAAATATTGAAAAAAATTATTTCCAAATTGACCCTGTACTAGAAAATGGACGGTCTTCATCTCTTTGTACTACGGATGTCGCTTTTAAGTTTCTATTTTTAGATTTAAAATAAATAGATAGAAATAGAATATGTCTGTTCAACGAAGATATGCCCAACGCAATAATAACATGACCACTTTGGTCCCCATATTTAACACAGTCATACCAAATGTTATTAATATTACAAATCAATCTGTATATACATTACAAATACCAAATGTTCAATATGTAGGTGGTATTTACATGGTAGATTTAAGTGGTGTTGATACAAATGGAAATCTACTTAACATTGATGGTCTATTTGCTTCATATACAAATAATCAAACAATTAATATAATAAGTTTTATTATTGATTCTTCATCGGCTGTCCATTATCCTGGGTTAGAGTTTACGATTTTTTTCAAGAATATACCATTTGATCGATTCACAGCAAATGTACCTGGATTAACAGTTAGTATCATTGATGATATTAATTTTGCACCCATCCCATATATTTTGTCAGCACCATTTCCAGGAGATGTTTCACAACATAAAGGTGTAAGTATTACTCTTAAAAGTGATGGAGAAATATTTCATATCACCTCTGCTGGTCCAGCTGGTTGGCTCGGTCTCCCCGCCTTGGCTGCGATTTTATCTAATTTCTAGATCATTCATCGCCTAAAGCATCATGAATATATCCTATATAATCATGTCGTTTCTTAAAGCGATGACAGCTCCAGATGCTACCAAAGTAGGTGTGAATGGTGCATCTGTTTACACAGATGCAGGTGTAGAAGATGGGCGTGTGGCGCTCTTTACTATGCTGAATCGTGGTCTTGACAAGGAGTATCTTCAGGACGCCATTCGCAAACTGTTCGCAGAGAGCGATACGCAATATCAATTGGATCTATTTTTGATAGCATTTCAGACGCGTGACATCCGTGGTGGAAAGGGTGAGAAACAGTTGTTCTATGATATGGTGGAAGTACTCTATGAACTGGATCCACTTACCACCAGGATCATGATAAAGCACATTCCCGAGTATGGTTGTTGGCGTGACATGTGGGAGCTGATGCGTCGTATCCCTGATCTCACCGAATCCATTATGATAGTCGTCAAGGAACGCTTTCTGTTTGACCGAATCCTTTTAGCGGCTCACTCTCATGAAAAGATGTCTCTCTTGTCTAAGTGGCTTCCTCGTGAAAACTCAAAGACGTATCCAGGCATGGCAACACAGATTGCTGCAGCACTGTATCCATTTGTTACATCGGAAATGGGACGAATGATGATGTATCGCAAGGAAGTGAGTGCGATGAATCATGCGATCAAGACGGTAGAGGTGAACATGTGTGACAAGACGTGGGCAGCTATTATTCCTGATGCGGTTCCTGGACGCTGTTTGAAGATGCATACGAAGGCATTTTTCAATCAGAAGCAGAAAGGCGTAGAGATGCGTTATCCTGATTCGGATCGAATGTTGTGTCGCGAACACTTTTTGAAGTTTACTGAAGGTCTTCGTGCAGGTACAAAGAAAGCACATGGAGCACATGTGGTGATGCCCCATGAATTAATTGAGAAAGGGCTTCATTATCTGACGACTACCGATGAACATGATATCAATGAGGGTCAATGGGTTTCGATTCTTAAAGAGGCAGAGAAGCAAGGAGGCTTAGGAAGGGCGGTGGCAATGTGCGATTTTAGTGGAAGCATGGAAGGGTTTAGTGGACGTATATCTGCACAGCCCAAGTTGATTTCACTAGGTCTCGGTATTCTCATTTCGGAATTAACGCATCCCGCCTTTCGTAATCATATTCTTACTTTTGATGCGGAACCCAAATGGCATGCCTTCACAAGTGGTGCGACACTACAAAAGAAACTAAAGTCCATTTCAAAAAATTTGGGACAAGGACTCAACACTGATTTCTACAAGGCGTGTATGTCTATTTTGGATCGTATGGTGAAGCATCGTGTCCCTGTAGGAGAGGAGCCAGAGGATTTGATTGTCCTTACCGATATGGGTTTTGATGCAGCGGCTATGGAGCGGGGACAGCCATCACGTCAACCCTTTCAGATCGAGAGCATTCGCACACAATTTGTAGAGGCAGGAGAGAAACTCTGGGGTGAGGGTAAAGGTTGGAAGGCGCCTCGTATTGTTGTGTGGAATTTGCGTGCTGAATATAAGGATTTTCATGCGAAGGCGCATCAAGAGGGTGTTGTTGAACTATCGGGTTGGAGTCCCAATGTGTTGAAGGCGCTACAGAAAGGTCCGATTCAAGTGACAACACCATATCAGGGCATGAGAAAGCTTCTAGATGACGAGCGATATGCGAAGATTGTCGAAACATGGTTCTGCCCTTTGCATAGTGAAAGAGCCTAAAGGGTCCTCCCTTCTAAAGGGGTAGGAGGCTCTACATGTGTGTTCGAACAGCAAACAAAAATACAACATTTATGTACGGGCATCGATATAGTAATAACGAACGCAGTTAGCATGTAGTCCTCCTCGTATCCTTACAGCAATACCATAAACAAATCATGTCACGATTTTATAAAAGGATACAGCATGGAATGACTTTTTTATTTGTAGTGTCCATACAGCAAAATAATAACTATTTTTTTATAAAATAATTGAATTTCAGGTATCGTTTGTTTTTTCTCTTAGGAATCTCTGAAACGTCACAGGTGGAAGAGCATAGGGGTACAGTAGAACCGTTATCTGAAACGGGATGCAGAATACAAAAAAGAGAGGAGTTCCATTCCACGTGGAAATAAATATAACAACGTCAATATTTGCATTGGTAATAGACATTTTTCAATGAGTGACAATACCACTGTTCGAGTAGAGCATCTATGTGCTCGTGGGTAGAATGGCTTTGTAAAAAAGGCGTGAAGTATACTATTTCTGTTTTGTTTCTCGGATAGAGAATGAAAACATAAATATTCGTGATAATCGTATTATGTGTTGAATCAACACCTTTTTAAATATACTTTCTAAGAAATGTCATCCGACGAGGAAAATGAAATTGTGGACCCTCAACAAGGCATGGACCCAGATTCCAAAATAGTGTCGATTGCCGTCCAGCAGGGTCAAAAGCGTCGTGTGATGAAAGGGATGACCTACAACATTGATGAAAAGCACGGCTACATTTATTTGGTTCGCACTCGTGAATTCAAATCATTGAATCGCCAAGTATACAAAGTGGGAATGACCTCTCAGTGTCCTGATACACGAATCACACGCCTTCATAAATATACGAAAGGGTCTGAAATCTATCTTGTTCTACAGTGTCACGTTCTGGATGTGAAACTAATTGAAAAGGACATTCTTGCAGAATTCTGTTTACGTTATGATCCTGGTCCCGATGGCTCCGAAGATTTTATCATTCCTACTGCACGTGAACTACTTGAAGCCAAGCAATACATCATGGATATTATAAAAAAATATGAGGAAGGACGAGTGCCTCCATGATTTTTAATTGTCTTACGCTTTTTGTCTTACGCTTTTTGTCTTACGCTTTTTGTCTTACGCTTTAGATCGCCACTGTGCATTACATACGTTACAGATGTAAAGAAATTTCATATTAATAGCGTCATACTTCAAATAGATGACATCCTTTTCCTTTCCAGATGTATTCGTTTCGCACCCCACATTGGGACATTTAATGGTACTCACATGAGGAAGGGTAGGATCATTCTTTGTAAATTCATTCATCAGAATTTTGTATCCCTCCGAGGTCTTCTCTTTCAGATCAATTTCAAGAATGAGACCACCTTGCTGATCTTCATCTTGATATCCACAATTACGACAAATTCGTCGGAGCGTCTTCTCTTGTTGATCTAGATACAAATAGTATTTACACGTCGGGCAAAAGTCAGTTTCTTTCATGGTTCCTACTCCTATTTGTTAGAACCATTTAAATCAATTTTTGTAGATTTGCCATACATGTTATCCTATCTTTTATGGATATCCCTAGACGTCGTATCGATCCTATGCAATAGATAGCTGAGTGATTTCGTATGAATAAAATTTGACTGGTCCAAAAAGGGATGTCAGGTCGTAACAACATGCCGCCGACACTCACTGATAATTTCCTAGAAACCACGCTGGGCGTCTTTCTTGACTCGCACCGAGTCATCGAAAAAGGTGATCCATGCTCCTTTACGGGAATGGGAACGATGCGCGGAAAATTCATGGTCAAAGAGGATGAGTACCAAACTTTTCTCGACTTACTCCACGAATATCTGTTTACGCAGCAGCGCCGCCCCCTCAATCTAGTGGAGCAGCGTCGATGCGATTGGCAGACACCCATCTTGATTGATCTCGATTTCAAATACCCTGCAGAAAGAGCCATTGAACGACAATTTGAACTCTCTCACATCCACGACTTTGTTCGCGAATATGTTACAAACATTACCCACTTTTATGACTTGGAGGATCATCAACCCCTCCGATTCTTTATTACGTTGCGCCCTGCGCCCTATGAAGACAAAAAAGTAAACTCACTGCAACGTGCCATTAAAGACGGTGTTCATATTCAATGCCCCGATCTTATTCTTTCCTCTGAACATCAACAAGTACTTCGTCATCGCTCTCTTGAACATCAAAATCTGACTTCCACCTTTAAGAACACAGGATACATCAATGCTGAAAAAGACATCTTTGATGAAGCCATTGTAAAAAAGAACGGCTGGTTCTTCTATGGCGAATCCAAACCTGACATTCCCGCTTATCATCTCGCATCTGTCTACGTGTACGATCCACGCACCAAGACATTCTACGAAGAAGACGAATCCGTCTATCAACCTCGTCAACTTCTTGAGCTCTTATCCATTCGCCACAATCTTCGTCTACAAAGCGTCCCCTTCGAAGAGAAAACACAGGAAGAATGGAAATCGCGTTTGGACTACTGCACAGGAAAGAAATCCATGCTTCCTATACTTGATGATGCTCCTCTTGATATTCCCGTTGTTCACCTTATCAGTAACAATGTCTGCGAACAATTGGAGCGCGATACCATCTCCATGGCAAAACAACTCGCTCTTCAATGCCTGACTGCAGAAAGAGCAACCTCTTATGCTACATGGATAGAAGTGGGATGGTGCCTTCATCACATCGACTCCTCCCTCGAAATGTTTGATGTCTGGATGGAATTCAGTGCCAAATCCATGAAAGCGAGTGAAAATAATATCGCTGCACTACAACGCGACTGGCAACGCGGATGGAATCGTCCTGGTTCGGATCGTCATTTCACCATTCGTTCCCTTCACATGTGGGCGAAAATGGACAATCCCAAAAAATACCGCAAAATCATGAATGAGAGCTTTGTGGACTTTGTGGAGAGAGAAGTGGACGCAACTCATACCCACATTGCTCGCCTCATGAAGAAAATGTACAGCAATAACTATTGTGCCTCGGTGGATTCAAAGAAAGTCGAATGGTTTGAATTCACTGGAAATTGTTGGAAACGGTTGCCACAAGGCATTGATCTTCGAAACAAAATGACGACGGAGGTCGCACAAGTCATTTCCGATACGCGTACGAAGATTCGTAATCGTCTTAACAATCTGGGAAACGATGAACGCAGCTTTGAAGAAACGCGTATGAAGAAAATGACCAAGATTGAACAATGTCTTTATACCTCTGGCTTCAAAGATGCTGTGATGAAAGAGTGTATTGGACTCTTCTATGAAGAGGACTTTGCTTTGAAGCTGAATTCTAATCAATACCTCATCGGTTTCAATAACGGCGTGATTGACTTGCATTCTGTTCGTGCCAGTGACGATGACGTCAAAGAATACGAAGTTATCTTTCGTAAGGCAGAACCTACTGACTTTATCACCTTTATGGCAGGACGTTATGCGACCAAGAATTGCGACCCCATTGACTATGTTGAATACAATCCACAAGATAAGGAACAAGCCATCATTCACGCTGAGATTGATGACTTTATGGCAAAACTCTTTCCTCGTGTCGAACTACGTCAGTACATGTGGCGTAAACTAGCATCCTGTCTCGAAGGCGCCAATAAAGAACAGACGTATGAAACCTGGATTGGTGTGGGAGGTAATGGCAAGTCGAAGCTGGTTGACCTTATGTCGATGGTACTCGGCGATTACGCATCATCCCTTCAATCGACAGCGATGACACG